ATAAGATGTTATATCTTATTTTTTTATGTTATAAAAATTAAATAGTTATTTTTCCCTTTATTTATGTGCTTTTTCTAATTTTTAGGTACTAATTTAGGTACTTATATTCTATAAATTATTTAATAAATCAACGATTTTATCTTGTGCAGTAGGGAATAAGTGCATATATACTTCTTGCATAACTCTTAAACTATGTCCCATTCGTTGTGACATCATTAAGAAAAATTTTGTTGAATCGTTAGCTCCGGATTTTAAATATTCATTTATACATAAACTAACGTGTGAATGTCTAAATTCGTGAATAGTTATAGTTTTACTTTTAAGATTTGCTAACTCAAAATATTCATCTTTCTTTTTATCAATCCAGTAATCAGTTAATACATCACCATTTCCAAAAACAAACCAATCTTCACTAAAATCACTATATTTTTTAACTATTTCTTTATAATGTGATAACTCATCAAATAAAATGTTAGACATTGTGATTTCTCTATTTAAACAATTCTTTGTTGCAGTAATTTTATATTTGCTGTTCTTAGTAATAAAAGAGATGGTTTTATCAACTTTAATAGTTCTTCTATATAAATCTATATCTTTCCAAGTAAGAGCTTGTATTTCACCTTTTCTCATACCTGTAAAGTATAATGTTAAAAAGAAGCAGTGATATAGATCATCATTTATTACATTTATAAATTTACAATAATCTTCATAAACAATATATCTTAATTTATTTTTAGTTTCAACAACTTCATCATTTCTTTTTTTAAAACGCCCTGATAATGCAACTGGATTATAATTTAATTCAAACTTTCTATTAGCATAAGTAAATATTTCTTTAAAAACAACATAATATTGATTGCAAGTTGAAATTTTAATATTTTTACTTATGAGTTTATTTTTCCATTTTTCAATATCTACTACTTGTATTTCATCAATAAATTTATTTTTGAAATAGGGTAAGATATTGTTTTTATATTGTGAATAGTAAGTCAATAGAGTAGATTCTCTTATTCTTTCTTTTGCGTCTTTAAAATAATCATCAGCTACAATATCAAACTTTTTCTTTACAGGTGTATTCCTATTTAATAAAAATACTCTTTCTTCTGCTTTTGCTTCTTTCTCTAATAAGAATCTTTTAGAAGTATAAGGAACAAGTTTTCCATCAGCGTTGTGATAATATACTTTAAATCTCCATTGACGACCATCTTTAGTCTTTTCTTTATCTTTAAATACTGACATTTTAGCACTTCCTTTATTGTTTTATTTTTTAATAAGTGCTATAATGTAAAAGGAAACCTAATTACAATTATAGCCTTGTGTTATTTTTGTTTAAGATTGCTAGTCTTAGGGTTTTCATTAAACGCTTGGAGTTGCACCTCTAGGCGTCTTTTTTTTATTTTATTTATTCATAGCTTTAGCTATTTTTTGGGCTTGCATATCCATTTTATTTTCTTCATAAGCTTCAATTTGATTATTTAAAATTGTTTTAAATTCGTTAGGGTTAGTTACATAATCAAACTCAAACATAGAAGAAGCTGTTGTTATCATAATAGTTCCATAATTAAATATCTTTCCACATAGACCTTGTTTAACTTGAACACTATTTATTTTGTTTAATGGACTATCAAGTTCGTTAGTTTTTATTAAACCAACTTTACCTTTGATTCTACGATTAGTTATTTCTAATTTAGTTGTGAAATAATTGATTAAATCTCTTGGAAACCAAACTAAACCAATTAAAATACAACAAGCAAATAGATCAATAAATAACTTAAAAACTAATGCTACAACTGAAAGCTTAGCTTTTTTAATTGTTTCTTCCATTGCATTTACTCCTTTCTTTTTATATCTAAAAATACCTGTACAAGCATATTTTTATTCAATTTTTACAATTCACGCCTAAAAACTGACATTTTAGACACTTTTTATAATTTATACTTATTTTTTTGATATAATCAAATGTTAATTTTATAATAGAGCCCCGAGAGGGGGTTAAGTGTGAGTAAGCTAAAGAGTTATTATGAATATCTTGAAAAAGATAACATTGATATTAAAACTTTAATTTTTTTTATAGAATATTTCTTATAAGAGATATTCTTATTTATTGTCATCTTCGTTTTTCATAATAAAAGGTTTATTAGCTTTAGCAAAATCAATTAAACGATTATAATTTTCCTCACTTAAATCCTCATTTTCATTTAAAAAACCTTTTTTCTTTAATGTTTCTTTTAACAATTCAAACTCCTCTTCCTTGGTTATTTCTTGTTTTGAATAGCCATTATTTAAGGGTGGAAAAAATTCATCTATTTTAACATTAAAGATAGAAGCTAATTGAAATAATAAATCTTGATTTACTCCACGATCACCATTTTCATATCTTGAAATAGCTTGACGGGTTATATTTAGCTGTTCTGCTAGTTCATCTTGTGACATATTTTTTCTTTCTCTTAATTTTTTAATAATGCTACCAGCATATTTCCTTAAATCATTTTCATTCTTCATATATAGCCTCCTTATTTACTTGTTATTTGTTATTTAAATAACAAACTAATTATAGCATTTATATAAATAAAAAGCAACAAAATGGAACTTTTTTTCAAAAAATTAAATAAAAGTTATTGACATAAGCACCGATATGGTGCTATCATTAAGATGTCAAAACAAAAACTAAGGAGGTGAAACAATGCAAGAAAAATTGATTTTACTAAAAGAACAAAAGAGTTTGACAAATAAGGAAATGGCTGAAATGCTAGGAATTACACCGATTCAATACCGAAAAAAAGAAAAAGGTGAAGTTCAATTTAAACTTAATGAAATGGTAAAATTAAGTGAATATTTTGGAAAAACGATGGACGAAATTTTTTTACCATCAAAGCACCAAAATGGTGCGTTAAATAAAATTGAGGAGGTGTAAATATGAGTACAGGCGTACAAATAACTTTAATTATTTGTGTCACTTTAATAGCTCTTATCTATATATTAGCTAAATATGGTAGTGATATAAATAACAATAAGAAAAAATAACTAAGACTAGCAAAGAAGAGGTGAAAATATGGAAAAGCCTTACTTAAACATAACTGAGTTATCAATTCTTCTAGGACAAGGTAGGCGTCAAGCTGAAAGAGTTATGAATCATCTTTTGGAGATTGCTAAGGAACAAAATTATTATATTCCTGAAAGCAAAAGAGATATTTTGATACCTACACATTTAGTAAAAAAAGAATTGAAAATCAAAGAAGTAATTTTAAACAAAAATAGAAATGAGGTTAAAGAATGAAAAGGACAAATAAAAAGATAAAAATTAAATGGAAAAATATAGCATTACTAGGAGTTTTACTATTATGTGCATATATAGTAGCTCACGATTTATTTATGCTAACAATCTATTCTTGGATTACAGGAAAATATATTGGGTGGACTTGGTTTGGATTTTTAACATTTTTAATAGCCTTTGCTGTAGGAGGAGAGATTGTTGATTATTTTGTTGAAGAAATTAATAAATAAAAAAAGATTTATGAATTGGTTGAAAACTCATAAATCAAATGTAAAACAAAACATTTTACTATTAGATTATAGCATTTAATGGTTAAAAAAGCAAAAGGATTGGAGGTAAAAGATGAACGGATTCACTATATATAAAGAATACTACGAACTGATTACCTTACTAACCGAAAGAGAACAACAAGAGTTATTACTAGCAATAACAAAGTTTATGTTTGAAGATGTTGAGCCAACTTTAAATGATAAGCAAACAAAGATATTTAATAACTTACGCAGACCTTTAGAAAAAAGCAAAAAAAGAAGTAAGTGTGGTTCAATTACAAACTCAAAAGAAAATCAAGAAGAAAACGAAATGAAAACAAAAAAAAATCAAAAAGAAATCAAAACAAAATCAAATGAAAGTCAAAAAGAGAACGAAAACAAAACACATCAAGATGTTAATGTTATTGTTAATGTTAATGATAATGTAGATGTTAATGTTAAAAAAATATCTTTAGAAGAAATAAAAGGAATTGTTGAATATCTAAATATTAAAAGTAATTCACATTATAAGTATTCTACTGATAAAACACAAACTCTTATAAAGGCTAGAATTAAAGATGGATTTACTTTAGACGATTTTAAAATTGTTATTGATAAAAAATGTGAAGAATGGTTAGGAACTGATTTTGAAAAGTTTTTAAGACCTGAAACATTGTTTAGTAATAAATTCGAGGGCTACCTAAATCAAAAAATTACAGCTAAGAAGAAAACACTAAAAGATATTTCTATGAGTGACATAGATAGAGCTATTGAAATTGAAAGAAAGGGTAGTGGATTATTTTGACAAAATTAGAATTTTTGAAAGGAATGAAAAAGTTAGCTAATTACTTTTTAAAAGATTTAAGTGATGAAGAATTAACAAGTTGGTATGAAATTTTTAAGGATATTGAGGTTGAAACATTTTATATGTCAATTCAAGAAATAGGAAAAAGTAATAAATATTTTCCGGTGTTGAGTGAATTATATGAAGAATGTAGAAAACAACGAAAAGAGTTTTTTCTATCAATATTAGAAAACAACAAGTCAATCCCTGAAAATAGACTTGGATACTTAAAAAGTATGGTTGATTGGTATTCGATACAAAAAGAATATCCAAAAGAAATAATAAAAGAAGTTCTTAGCTATAAAAAATCTAATTTAATTAAAAAAAAGGAAACTCCACTTATAGGTTAAAAGTAATGGAAGAAGAAAAATTAAGTAGATATTGGAAGTTAAGAAGAGCTTATAACACTTTAAATCTAAATTATGATGTTTTGAAAACTGAAAGTGAATATAAAGATCGAGTTATTACTCGTCAAAAAAATGAAATAGCAAAATTAAAGGAGGAGATTAAAAAATGGCAACAGCCAAAACAAAAAAAGTTGAAGAGAAGAAAACATATAACTTCGGTGAAAAAAAGACCGAAAATATAAATGGAAAAACTTTACCAGTTGAATTTATAACGCCAAAGTATAAAGAAGCTAGAAATAAAGCTATTGAATTATTGGAAAGTGATAAATATAAAGGAATATTGGAAACAAGTGATTTTTGGATATTAGTTAATACTTACGCTAATAAAACTAAGGTTATGTATAGCGGATTAATCATAAGCCACGATGGTTGCTTAAAAATAAATGATGTTTTAGATGAAGAATTAAAATTTAAACCTGAATGTATGACGCTTGATAAAGAGGGTTATAATGGCTCTTTAGTATTTACTTATAATTGTCCTAAACAAGGAATCTATGAAGTTGGAGAGGTAAGTAAAGATAATTGTAAAAATGATTATCCCTACGCTATGGCTTTAAAAAGATGTATGGATAGAGTAATTTTAAAAAATAGCAAAATAGCTTACTCAGGAATTTATAGTGATAGTGAAGCTGATGAATTTACAAAAAGAATTGATGAAGATGTTGTAGAAGAAAAACCTAAAACTACTAAAACAGCAACTACAAAAAAAACATCGGCAAAAACCGAAACCAAACAAAAAGGTGGAGATCTACCGATTCAAAAAACTCAAGTAGAATTAATTAAGAAATTATATACAGCAGAGGAGTTAATTCCTTTAATGAAAAAAATTGGAAAAGTAAAAATTGTTGAACTTACTTTATTAGAAGCAAGTAGTTTAATTAAATTAAAAGAAAATGCAAAAGTGGAACAAGCTGTAGAAGTACCACAAGACGATGATAATTATTTAGATTAGGAGGAATAGAAAATGGAAGAAAATAAATTAGTAATCGTAAAAGATAATGAAATAGTAATTGATAATGATTTTATAGAAAGATATAGGAACTTTAAGAAAGTTCAATTAGAAATGGATTTAATGGAAAAAGATTTTAAAGCTCAATTAAAAAGTGCTATGGAATTAGTAGGAAAAGATAAATTGATATTAGATGGTTTTTCAGCAAAGATTAAAGCTGGATATACAACAAAGAGATTTGATTCTACAAGATTTAAAAAAGAATGTCCTGAAATTTATGAAGAATATTCTAAAGATTCAAGTGTATCAAGTTCAATATCAATAGAAGTTGAGTAATGATTGAGTTTATTGATGAACCACACATCTATCTAGTAAATGGAGTTATTACTCCTAGTGTTAGTGAAATATTACATTTTATATTTCCTAATAAATATAAAGGAGTTAATAGAAAAATTTTAAATAAAAAAGCTGAATATGGAACTACGATACACGAATCAATAGAAATGTATGAAGCTAACATTAAAACAATGTCTATAGAAGAAGCATTTAATGTCACGATACAAGCTAAAGAATTAAGTTATATTCAAGAAGCAAGTTTAAGACAATATTTAAAGCTTAAAAATAGATATGAAATAGATGTAATAGAACAAGAAACAATGATTCAATTTGAACAAAAATACGCTGGTCGTTTCGATATGATAGCAAAGATTAAAGGATCACTATGTTTATGTGATATTAAGACAACAGCTGAATTAGATGAAGAATATTTAAGTTGGCAATTAAGTTATTATGAAATGGCTATGGGAAAGAAATTTGATAAATTATATGCTATTTGGCTACCCAAGAAAGATATAGGACAAGTAGTAGAAGTTAAAAGAAAGCCTAAAGAGGTTTTAATAAAAAAATTAAATGAATTTATGGAGGTATATGAAAATGGAAAATAAAATTGATGAAAAGGTATTAAATAAATTATTAAAAGGAGCTAAAACAAAAATTATAGCAACCGATAATGGAATAGGAATAGAGGGTAAATTACCTGAAATGTTAAGTTTGCTAGGATTTTTAATCCGTCAAATAAAAGATAGTGGTGTTGATAAAAACTTGTTGAAAGAAACTATAAGAATTGGCTTAGGTGAAAAAATTAATAAAACAAAAGAAAGTAAAGATGATGAAAAACTAAAACATCAAAAAGCATTAAAAGAATTACTAAAAGGATTAAATGAAGCCTTAGCAAAAGATTTAAAAGATTTAGAAGAAATGTTAGGAGATGAAGAAGATGAATAATGTAAGTATTATTGGAAGAATAACTAAAGATATAGAATTAAGAGCTACAACAAGTGGATTACCAGCTGTAAGTATGTTTATAGCTATAAATAATGGAAAAGACAAGGACGGAAATGAAAGACCAGCCGATTTTCCAAAGATATATGTTTACGACAAACAGGCTGAAAATGTAAACGAATATTGTCATAAAGGTAGCCTAGTAGGAATTACAGGAAGAATTAAAACTAGAACTTGGGACAAAGAAGATGGAACTAAAGGATATGAAACTTATATTTTAGCAAGTAGAGTACAATTTTTGGATACTAAAGCTAGTGAGGGAGCTGGAATACCTGAACCTGATTATGTACCATCAAAAGAAGAAAAAGAAGAAAATGATCCATTCGCCGATTTTGGAGAATCAGTAGAAATTAGTGACGATGATTTACCTTTCTAGGTGATATATGAAGCTTGTAGGTAATTATTCTCGTAGTGGAAAAAATGAAAACTTTGAAACTGAAATTACACTTACTATACGAGAAAACTATAAACATTTAATTCAAGACCTAGATAAGAACGAATTATATTCAATAGTAATATCTAAAGCTAAAGATAAAAGAACTGAACAGCAAAATAAATATATGTGGGCTCTAATAGGTGAGATAGATAAAGCTCGTAATGGTGATAGGTCAAATGAGGACTATGATATTTACCTTGAGGCTTTGGTAAGAGCTGGAGCTAAATATACTCATCTATTAGTTGAGCCACAGGCTGAATCAATGTTAAGAGAAAGTTTTAGAGCAATACAGCTAGTTAGAAAAATACAAGTTAAGGATAAAGTCTTTAATGATTATAAATGTTTTTATGGAAGTTCAAAAATGGATAAAAAAGAAATGCACGACTTAATAGAAACAATATTAGATATGGCTAGTGAATGTGGATTAGATATTGTCTATTGGAAAGATGTATTAGATTTTGAGGATTAGAAATGGGAAAGATAAGTCAAAAAGATATTGTGTTAAATCATTTAAAGAAATATGGAAGTATATCTACTATGGAATGTTATGAAATATATAGAATAACTGATTTACAACACGCAATATATCTTTTAAGAAAAGAAAATTACAATATTATTGATGAATGGATTAGTAGCAAAAATAAATTAGGTTGGGCTAATAAATATAAAAAATATACTTTAGTTGAAAGTTGAGGTTGATAATATGAACGAAGAAAAAGAATTAATAAATACACTTAAAAAAAATATAGAAATTGTCAATCACTATGGAGTAAAAAAACAAATGCCTATATGGATTGAAGAAATGAGTGAACTTATAAAAGTAATTTGTAAGTGGGCTAGAAAATATGACGAATTAGAGGGTGATATAACACCTCAATTAAAAGCTGATTTTTATGAAGAAATAACTGATGTTTCAATTTGTTTAGATCAATTAAAATATATTTTAAATTTTAAAGAAGATGATTTGATGAATGAATATAAGTTTAAGGTTGAAAGACAGCTAAAAAGAATAGCTGGTGAAAATAATGAGTGAAGAAGAAATTATTAAATTAAGAACAAGATTACAATTAGCGGAAGATAGTAATAAAATTCTAGTTCAAAAATTAAAAAATAAGGATAAAGATTTAAAAACAATAAATAATCTTTATCTAAATGAAAAGAAAAAAGTGAATACCATTTATACAGCTTTAACTACACGAAATGTAGATGAGAATAATTATAAAAAAGCTATTGAATGGATAATAAAAATTATTGAGGAGGGATAAGATATGAGAACAATGATTTTAATTATTAATTTAGTATGTCTTGCGTTTATGATTTTTAATATGATAAATATTGCAAAAACTGATAAAGAAATGGATAAAATGTTTAAGAAATTAGATGAGGATTTTATAAGAAAAATGAAAGCTTTAACTTTACATTTAACACCTGATGAGGCTTTAGAATTAATACACGAAGTGGTAGATATACCTGATGGATTTTATCTAGGTGTAAATAATGAAGATATATTAGAAGTTACGTTATTTGAATGTGATAACAATGTTCACAATAAAATGGGAAAAGCAATAGAGGGATTTTATTTAGAAAGTTATAGACCTAGTGAGTTAATAAGTTTTGGAATTGAATTATTAAAATATATTAATGAATTAGAATATAAAAGCAAAATAAAATTTTAGGTGTTGAAAATGAAAATAGATATTTTTAACACGAATAAAAAATATAATATCATTTATGCTGACCCACCTTGGAGATATAAAGTTTGGTCAAGAGCAACAGGCTTAGGAAGAAGTGCTGAATCTCATTATAATACTATGGAGAAAGAAGATATACAATCTTTACCAATCCAAAATATTTGTGAAAAAGATTGCGTGTTATTGTTATGGGTCACAGCACCTTGTCTATTAGAGGGAATAGAATTGATAAAAAAATGGGGTTTTGAATATAAAACATTTGGCTTTACTTGGATTAAACAAAATAAAAAAAGTGATAGTTTATTTTGGGGTATGGGATATTATACTAGAGCTAATACTGAAATATGTTTGTTAGCAACAAAAGGTAAACCATTACCTAGATTAAGTAAATCAGTTCATCAAGTTGTTATATCAAAAGTAAGAGAACATAGCAGAAAACCTGATGAAGTTAGGAATAGAATTGTAGATTTATTTGGTGATATTCCACGAATAGAATTATTTGCAAGGCAACAATTTAATGGTTGGGATTGCTGGGGAAATGAAGTTTAAAAATGTTAGAAGAAACAATAGATTTATTAACAAGACAAATGTTAGAAAATGTTTTTAATGACAAGAAAAATAAACAAAAACAAATGATAACTATGAGCAAGGCTGATTTATACAAGTTTTGTATTAAATTAGTTAAACTTATACAACAAATAGAAAATATGGAGGAATAAGATGAGAAGTTTAGTTATATTAAGGGGAAGTCCTGCAAGTGGTAAATCTACTTGGGTTAAAAAAATGGGCTTAGAAAATTATACTTTATGTGCAGACACAATTAGGTTATTAGTTGAAAGTCCTATAATTGTACCTGATAAAAATCATAGAGTAATTAGTCAAAAAAATGATAATTATGTATGGCAATTATTGTTTGAATTATTGGAGAAAAGAATGAGTAGAGGGGAGTTTGTGGTAATAGACGCTACACATAGTAGATCGAGTGATTTTAGTAGATACAATAAACTTTGTGAAAGATATAGATATAGACGCTACTATGTTGACTTTAGTGATGTGTCTATTGAAGAATGTAAAAAAAGAAATGCTTTAAGAGAAGATTATAAGAGAGTACCAGAAAATGTTATTGATAAAATATATTCACGATTAAAAACACAATCTAAAACGAGTGGTTGGATAGAGGTAGATAAAAATAATTTTTGGAATGAAATAGGAATGAAATTATTTGATTTAAACCATTATTCTAAGATTCATATTTTTGGCGATATTCACGGGTGCTACAATCCGTTAAAAGAGTATTTTGATAATAACCCTTATAATCTTGACGAGATGTATATTTTTTGCGGAGATTATACGGATAGAGGATTGCAAAATAAAGAAACTTTGCTATTTTTAATGGAATTAGCTAAAAATAAAAATGTATTATTTTTAGAGGGAAATCACGAAAAATGGTTAAATTATTATTCCCTAGATGAATATGAAAATATAAAAAGTAAAACATTCTTAAATAAGACTATGCCTGAGATTATTGACATTGATAAAAGTGAGTTAAGAAGTTTTTATAGAAGAATCGGTCAAGTTGCATATTTTGACTATGACGGAAAGAAATATTTAGTATCTCACGGAGGAATCAGCTATGTTCCTGATGAATTACAATTAGTTGCTACTGAACAATTTATCAATGGTGTTGGTGACTATAATGTACAAATAGATGAAATATTTTTAGAGAATGAAAAAGATAAAAATATTATGCAAGTACACGGACATAGAAATATTTTTGAAATAGACGGAAATCAATATTCAGTTAATCTTGAGGGAAAGGTTGAATTTGGAGGATTCTTAAAAGTAATGATACTAGAAAAAGGAAAACTTCCATCTATAGCTAAAATAAAAAATAATTATTTTGGTAAGCCTGAGGAAATTAATGAATTTAATGAGTGCCGAGCTAAAATAACAAATATACCGATGGTAGAACAATTAAGAATGTCAAAGGACATAAGAGAAGTAGCTTTAGGAAATAATATTAGTTCATTCAATTTTACAAGAAACGCTTTTTACAATAAAAAATGGAATGAATTAACTTGTAAAGCTAGGGGATTATTTGTGGATACTGAAAAAGATAAAGTGGTAGCTAGAGGCTATGAAAAATTCTTTAATATAAATGAAAAAAAGGAAACTGAGTTAGAACATCTATTAGTTAAATTTAAAGATAAAATAACTTGCTATAAAAAAGAAAATGGTTTTTTAGGTATATTATCTTTAATAAATGGAGAATTATTTTTTGCTAGTAAATCAACTAACAAAGGCGTCTTTGCTGATTATTTTAAGAAAATATTTGACGAAAGTTGTATTGATAAAATTAAATTAATTAATTATTTAAAGAATCACGATGTGTCTTTAGCTTTTGAAGTAATTGATATTGAGAACGATCCACATATTATAAAATATGATAAATCAAAAATAGTATTATTAGATATTATTTATAATGACTATGAATTTAAAAAAGAACCTTATGAAAAAGTAGTAGAATTAGCAAAATTATTGTGCTGTGAATGTAAAACTATTTATAAAGAGTTTGATGATGTTAGAGAATTTCATAAATGGTATTTAGATAACACTGATGAAGAAGATTTGTCTAAAGAAGATATAGAGGGAGTAGTTATTGAATCATCAGGAATTATGACTAAATTAAAATTCCCATACTATAATTTTTGGAAATTTATGAGGAGAGTAAAAGAACAAGTAGCTCATAAAGGAACTCCTAAGTTATCTAGTCTATTTAATCCTACAGCTAACTATTTCTACGCTTGGCTAAAGAAACAAGATGAAGAAACTTTAAGTAAAGATATTATCACTTTAAGAGAAAAATTTTACAATGAGGATTTCAATGAATAGAGAAAAGTATATTATGAATAATTTAAAAGATAAGTATGATTATCTTTTGGAAAAAGGATATAAAGTGATAGCTTTATTTTTACAAGGAAGTCAAAATTACAACTTAGATATATATGATGATGATTATAAGAGTGATATAGACGCAAAAGCTATAATATTACCTACATTACAGGATATTATTTTAAATAAAACACCTATATCAACAACTTTGATACTTGATAATAATGAGCATATTGAAGTTAAAGACATAAGAATAATGAAAGATATGTTTATAAAACAAAATATTTCATATATTGAATTATTATATACTGATTTTAAAATAGTAAATGAAGAATATAAAAATTACATAGACCAGCTTATAGCTATGAGAGATTCTATAGCTACAATAAATAAAAATCAATTTTTAAGATGTATTAAAGGTATGTCAATGGAAAAAGTAAAAGCTATGGAACACCCTTATCCCACTTTAATAGATAAGATAAATAAATACGGATACGATCCAAAACAATTACATCATATAGTAAGATTATATGAATTTATATATAGATATTTATATAATCAAGAACCTTTAGAAAAATGTTATAGAAGTATTCAAAAAGATTTATTGATAGATATAAAAAAAGGAAAATACAACTTAGAACAAGCTCGAGAAATATCTAAAGAATATGATTCTAAGACTAAAGGATTATGTGATAACTTTATGAATGTAGAAGATGAAATTAATAATGAAACTATTAATATATTAAATACATTAATAGCTAAAATTTTAAAATATTCATTTGTAAAAGAATTAAAAGAGGAGGAAAAAGAATGTATTATTATGGATTAACTAAAGATGAGTATATTAGATTGCTAAAAGAATGTGGAATGTGTACTAAAAAATGGACTTTATCTAAGATTAAACAATTCAATAAAAGAAAATTAGAAGTCATAAGGTCAAGAAATAATAAAAATAAAAAGAGGTGGAGATAGTGAAAGAAGAGAATAAAACTAATGTATATCTTAATGTAGATGAAGAAGATAAAAATGAAATAGTAAAAAAAGTATTGGAAGAATTGAAGAATAAAAAGTTATTAAAAAATCCTAAATCGTCTTATAAAAGTACCGAAAAAATATTATATAGTTTAAATGTATTACCTGAGGCTATTAAATTAATAGATGAAGAAGTAAAGAAACTTGAAGAAGAAGCAAAAGGTATAGCAATACCAACAGCTAAATCTAATTCACTTATACTTAATGAAAGAAATAACACCTATGTTTATGGAGATGAAACACTTGAAACAAGAATAAGTGAGTTAAAACAAATATCAGTTAAGGCTAAATCACAGGTAAGATTAGTTAAAAGTGCTTTAAAGAAAATTGAAGAGGATAAGTGGTATGATATTATTCAAATGTATTACTTTGATGGTATGAAAATAGAAGCAATAGCCGAAGAATTAGATTGCTCAGTAAGTACCATAAGTGACAATAAAAAAAGACTTATGAATGAATTAAAAGTATATATTTTTCCTGATACTTTTATAGAGGAATTATAACTTGTTATGAAAGTAAAAAGGTTAAAAGAATTGCTAAATAACTTAGATGATGATTTAGATATATTTATTAGAAATTCATACAATATTTGTGGAACAATAGGAGAATTAGAACAAGTAGAAAAAAGTTTTTATGGATTTTTTGGAAATGACATTCCCTGTGTAATTTTAAATACACAATATAGTAAAGAAATGGAATTTGTGGAAGATGAGGAAACTTTTATTGATTATATTGAAACTGACGGAAAAAAATAAAAAACCGAAAAAGTGCCGAAAAAGTGCCCTATTGAATAACGAAAAATAACTGATATAATATAGTAAAATGAAATAATTATGATAGATGAATGAATCACTAATCATAATTATTTTTATTTTGATTAAATATGGGTGATATTTTAATGGAAAAATACATTGAGAGTAATTGATTTGAGATATAAAGTTCGATTCTTTATTCACCCGTCCTTTTTATTCTTTTTATTCGTTGATGTTATCAACAAAAAAGAGCGGAACTAGAAATAGTTCCTTTTATTATGTTTAAAAAGTGGGTGATAAGATATGTTAAATACAATAGTTGCAATAGTATTGGTAGTGTTAGAAATGTTATTTTTAGCGGTGGTTCTTATCCTCAATAATATAGATGAGTTCATAGAATGGCTTGAAAAAAGATTAGAAAAGAAGAATAAGAGGTAATTCTATGAAAGAAAAGAATTATTTGGGGTTGTGTATGAGATATAGTGAATCCTGTAAGCTATGTCCTAGAAATAAAAAGTGTGAGGAAGAATTAGCACTAGAGAAAAGAGGTGTTAGATATGAAAGTAAAAATACTTGGAACGGAATACGAAGTAATAAAAGACGCAGAAGAAAAAGATTATCCACAATTAAAAAAGTGTGATGGTTTTACCGATTTTAGTATTAAAAGAATTGTAGTAGCCAACTTTGACAAAGATGAAAGTAGTGTAGATGATATAGACTGGTATAAAAAGAAAGTCCTTAGACACGAATTAGTACACGCATTTATTCACGAGAGTGGACTAGCCGAGAATTGTGACTGGGCTAGAAATGAGGAACTTACTGATTGGATAGCTATACAATTTGAAAAGATATTAGGCGTGTTTATAGAATTACAATGTATTGATTCTATAGGTGTAGATGTAAATATATTTGATAGACAATCTAACGATCCAATAAATGATCCTATTAATTCTCCTAAAGTAAAAGTGGCTAAAGCTAGTATTAAAGATAATACTGAGATAATAAATGAAATAGGTAAAGCAATAAATAAAATACCTATAGAAATAAATCTAAATAATTTAGCTAAAGGTGGAATAATTGGAGGTGATGGGTAATGACCTCGTTAAGTAATAATCAAAAGCTGTTTTGCCAAGAATATTTAAAATTAGGTATGAATGGAACACAGGCTTATCTAAATGTATATAAGACCTGTAAGAAAGAAGAAACAGCTATGGCTAGTGCTAGTAGATTGTTAAGAAATGTTAAGGTAAAAGAATATATAGAAGAGCTACAATCAAAGGTAGAGGAAAAGGCTGTAGTGACTATAGAAGATATAGTTAATGAATTATCAGTCATAGCCTTTGGTGATAGAACCGAAATAGCTAAAGTAGAAACCGAACCGGTTGTAGATGAAGAAACAGGAAAAGTAAAATATCACAGGACACATTTAGATATTACTGATACTGAAAAGTTAAGTGTAAACGCTAAAAAGATAGTAAGTGGTTATAAATTGACAACAGCTGGTATATCAGTAGAAACTTGTGATAAAATGAAAGCTCTTGAATTATTAGGTAAATATTTAGGAATGTTCAAAGATGAAGCTCCTACAATAAATAATAATATAGTTAATCCATACGCCAATTTAAGTGAGGAAGAATTACGAAAATTGGTTGGTGATTAAAAGTGGTAATACCTGAATATGTAAGAGAACAAGCAAGATATGAATTAGCTAGGCGTAGCTTTTGGGAATATTGTAAAATAAAAGCTCCTGACTTTTATATGGAGGGTAGAAAGTATTTAAAAGAGTTTTGTAATGAATTGCAAGACTTTTTATTATCTCCTAAAAAGGTATTAGTGGTTAATATGCCACCTAGACACGGAAAGAGTAGAACTCTTACATTATTTGTTCAATGGTGTTTAGGTAGAGATATACACTATAAGATAATGACCGGTAGTTATAATGAAATACTATCCGGAACTTTTGCTAAAGCTGTAAGGGACGCTATACAAGAAGAGGACGGAATATTTAATAAAATATTTCCTAATGTAAAAGTTAAGTATGGTGAAGCTTCGATGAAAAAATGGGCTTTAGAGGGAAGTGAAGAAGCTAACTATTTAGCAACATCTCCAAAGGGTACAGCTACTGGTTTTGGTTGTAAGTTAATGATAATAGATGACTTAATAAGAGAAGTACAAGAAGCTTATAACGAAGAACTATTAGAAAAGCACCAACGCTGGTTTACTGATACTATGTTATCAAGAACTGAAACAGGCTTTAAGATAATAATAGTTATGACTAGATGGGCTACAAATGACTTAGCTGGATTTGTATTAGATAAATATAAAGATGATTGTATTCACATTAATTATAGAGCTATTCAAGATGATGGATCTATGTTATGTGAAGAAGTATTAAATAGAGCTGACTTTGATTTCAAAACTCAAGAGATGAGTGAAGAAATAGTAGAAGCCAACTATAATCAAAAATGTATTGATGAAAAAGGTCGTCTATACAAGAACTTAAAGACATACGATGTTAGTCCCGGATTTGGAACAATATACGCTTATGTTGATACAGCTGATACTGGAGATGACTTCTTATGTTGTGCTGTATATGGATTACTTAATAAAGAACCATATATTTTAGATGTTTTATTTACTGATGAGGGTATGGAAATAACCGAGGAGGAATGTGCTGATATTCTCTATAGAAACAATGTTAATCTAGCATACATTGAATCCAACAATGGTGGACGAGGTTTTGCTAGAAATGTTAAGAAAATATTAAAAGAAAAATATAAATCAAATAAATGTGTTATTAAACCATTTACTCAAACAGCTAATAAGCAATCAAGAATATTATCATCTAGTTATTGGGTTATGGAACATATACATTTTCCATTTAATTGGAATAAAAGATGGGAAGCGTTTTATAAACACATTACTAGGTATCAAAAGAAAGGTAAAAATGCTCACGATGATGGAGCTGATGTATTAGCTGGTATTTACGATAAGACGGTTGGAGAAAGAGGAGCGTCTTTTGGTAGCACTAAACCAGCATAAAAGGAGGTATAAGATATGCTACAATATAATAAAGAATATATAACTAAAGCTGAAAATATAGCTACAATATTAGAATCAGCTAAGCCTGAATGGAATAAAAGAAAAAAGTTATATAGAATGAAAGTAAGAAAAAATAGTCCATCAGGTTTGGTAGCTGAAAATGATAAAGAAACTAAAGTGGCGTTTGAATTTGCTATATCAAATATGATAAATGGATATGCCGGAGGTAAAGCTCCTATATATCAAGTAGAAGAAATGCCAACGAAAGAAAAACAAGCTATTCTAACTAAATTATTTAATAAATTATTCAATGCTAAAGACAATGATAGAAAAGAATATCAAACATTTATTGATTATATAAGGAATTACAATGATGATTCCTTTTTTTATTATAATTTAATACAAAGTTATAATGATTTGTCGGCTGGTTATGGTATTTGGTATGAAAATGAAGATAATGAAATAGTATATGCAAATGTTGACGCAAGACAAACAATAGCTATTTACGATTATTCTACACCAGTTAAAAAAATAGGTTTATTAAGAACTTGGGAAGAAACTGATGAAAAAGGTGAAAAGTTTGATATGGTTGTAGTCACTACCGAAGATTGTAAATACTATTTTAAAAATAGTAAATTAAAAGGTGATGACTTTAGAGAAGATGAAGAAGCAAGAGAAACGATCAACTGGGGTTGTGTTCCTTGTATAGCAATAGAAAATCCTGATGGATTAGCTTGTTTTGAGTTAGCAAAACCTAGTATTGCTAAATATGAAAGAGTTATGAAGAACTCAGGTAATACTTTCCAATACAATGATGACGCTAAACTAATGGTGACTGGTTATGAACCTAGAGAAGATACTTTAATCGAAAAAAGAGATGATAACGGAGAAATAGAACACGATGAAGAGGGTAATATTATATGGATACCTAATGAAAAAAGAAAAAAGGAAGATGAAGTAGTATTACAAGCTCCTGTATTCTATGCCGGTGAGGGTGGAAGTATTGAATGGGTAGAAAAAAATATCAATGATGGTGCTTTAGAAAACTATAAGAAAACACTTATAGATTTAATATTTATGGTTAGTTGTTGTCCTAATGTTAACGATTTAGGCTTTACTAATGCCGATAATAGCTCAGCACTAGAAAAGAAGTTCTTTCCACTAGAACAATCTATCACTTACTTAGATAAATCAGTTAGAAAAGAATTACTAGCTATGTGGGAAGCCTTTACTACTAGAATTAATCTAAAGAAAGGTACAAAATATGACTTTAGAAACTTAAAAATAAAGCTTCAAAGAAATATGCCTACTGATAAGAAAGCCGAAACTGATAGAGCTTTATCATTAAGAGGATTAGTATGTGATGAAACTGTCATCAACTTATTACCTGATGAGTTAGACGCTTCAAGTGAAATAGAAAAAATGAAAACACAAAGTGAAGAAAATCTTGAAGCAAATATGAAAAAGATTGAATCTTTCGGTAAAGATGGAGCTGACGCTCAAGCAGAAGAAAACGATAATCAAGACGCAAAAGAAACAAAAAATGCGTCTAATACTAATCAAGACGCAAGTGTGCAAAATAGCCAAGAAAAGTAGGTGATATATAATGGATAATAAAACTATCCTGAATAACCGATGGAATTACACTGATTTAAAATTAAAAGATTATCTTAGAATTTATAAAAAGACTAATTTAAAAACTCAAGATAATATACAAGATATATTTAATGGTATTGATTTTAATTATATGGATCTAAATAAGCCTATTTCTAATAACCAAAGGAAAAAATTATCTAGGGTTGTTGATGAATGGAAACAACTTGAATTATTAAAAGGATATTTTGAATATAAAGTTATAGAAATTCTAAATAAGAGATATATTACTAATCAAGAAATGTTAAGTATATTATTGTGGGGTGCTTTTGTAAAAGAAAGAAATCAGTTAGACGAATATGAGGAAGTCTTATTTACTGAAATAGGACAAGATTTATATAAACAAGGTATTGATGAAATAAAACCTACTAAAAAGAAAAAATGGAGTTTAACTTGGGAATATATATGGTCTATGTTATGTTTGCCTAATGTAAAAGGTAGTAGCTGGATAACATATATTGAAGCTTTAGCACTAACTAATGCTCAAGAAATAGAAAGACAAACTATTATCCAATTACAGCAAAATAAAAAGCCTAATATAGAAGATGATGTGTTTAAAAACATCTTAAAAAAGCAACAAAATAGATATATTTCTATAAATGATGATAAAATAAGCGGTGCTTTAGATAGTCAAGTTGTAGAAATAGCCAATAAATCATTATTAAAAGCTGGTGAAGATGTAGGACAAAAGAAATTAAGAGCTAGATTTATTGCTGAAATTGATGATAGAACAACTAAGATGTGTGATGGTATGAATGGTATGTTATTCTATGTTAATGATTGGAATAGATTTTATAGATATAGTGATGATGATAAAAGAGATGTTCTTTATACAATTAAAGGACTAGAAGTTGGGGCTAATTTGCCACCAATTAATAATCATTTTCACTATTGTAGAAGTACGATTACTTATCTTACTGAAATGAAGTATAATGAGCTTATAGCCGAGTATAATCAGTTAAAAAGGATAATACCTAGTGAAGTACCTGAAAGCCTTGAAGAATACGCTAAATTAAGGTATAATAATAGCAATTATTATGAAGAAATAAAACTCAAAGAGGAAATAGGAAAACATTATAAAAAAGACCTAGAAATAGGTGAAAAAAAGAAAACTTTATCATTTAATAGTTATTATGAAAAAGTAAATGATACAAGAGAGTATTTAAGAAATGTTCAAGCCAAAGACTTTGGAACTATTGGTGAAATAAAACTACATACCATTGATAGAATGATAGATAGAAATATCACTAAGGAAGATATAAAAAATATATTAGAAGATCCAACTAATCACTGGTATAGTCCTATAAATAATAGTGAGGTTTTCTTCAAAGATAAAAAAATGGTTGCTATTGATATAGAAGAATTAAGTGTCAAGACAGCATATAAGGGAAGAGGTAAGAAAAATGAATAATCCTAGAAAGATTTTATCTATAAAAGATATAGAATTATTAGAATCAAAAAATATTGATATTCCTGATAAAGAATTGAATGATAGTGAATGGGATAATTTAATAGTTCAAATAGCAATCAATTTGAAACAGGAAGAAGCCGAAAGGTTAATAGATATACTAGATGACAGCACTAAATAAGGTGCTGTTTTTCTATACTACTTTTATAGGTAGTATATCAATAGTAAAGAAATACTTTATTGTTGATATAGTGCTTATAAAATAGCACTAAATAATGATTATTAAGAGGAATGATAGCTACATTCCTTTTTTTAATGCCTTTCTATTGTGGCTCAACAATGGAGTTTTGTGTAAATGTAATGAGCTGGGGACTTAAAAAAGTAAATGGCTTGGGACAAAGGAGGAATAAGAATGGACACAAATAATTCAAATGGTGTTGTTGATAACAATGTTCAACAAAACCAAAATGCAGGTGCTAATGTACCTAAAACTTTTGACGAAATGTTGAAAGAATCTAATTATCAAAGTGAATTTGATAGGAAAGTTCAAAAATCTTTAGAAACAGCTAAGGCTAAATGGGAAGCTGAACAAGAAGCTAAACAAAGCGAAGCCGAAAAATTAGCAAAGATGAAAGATGATGAGCGTAGAAATTATGAGCTAGAACAAGCTCGAAAAAAACAGGAAGAAGCTGAATTAAGATTAAGTGCTTATGAATTAAAAGAAGAAGCAATTAAGATGGCTAATATTCCTGAAACTCAGGTAGATGTTTCTTTATTGAATCTTATAGACTTTAGAAGCATTAAGGCTGAACAAGTAGAGCCTACTATTAAAAACATAAAGAAAGTATTTGATAGTGCTGTTGAAAATGAAGTGAATAAGAGATTAAAAGAAACTACTCCTAAGACAGTAAACGCTAATATTTCTTCAAATAGTGAAAGAGTATCAAGATTTAGCGTTTAGTTATTGCCAAAAAAGGAAGAGGAGAGTGATTTAATATGGCAAAACAAAATTCATTAAATATTCAAGACTATTTAAACGATGATGTTATGGATAGTCTAGCTGAAACACTTGACGGAGTTATTGAAAATATCCAATCAGGTTGTGTCAGTGAAGCTTTAAAAGCTAAAAATGGTAGTGGAGATCCTACTACAGGAAGTGTAGAGTATAAGAGATTTGCAAATGCAGTAATCCAAGAAAAAGGAACAGCAAGAGCAAACGGAAAGGGTAATAAAGTAAAAGCTAAACCAGTCACTGTAAATATTGATGATGATAAAGAAATCATTGAAGAATTACAAGAAAAAGACCTTAAATTATATGGTGTTGATGGTATGGCTAAAAAGAGAAGTAAAAACGCTCAAGATGTCATCAAGACTTACTATGATAGAAAGTTCTTTAGAATTGGTCGTGACGCTGGTATCCAAGTTGAAAGAGTTAGTGGAGATACAACTAAGAAAATCGTTGATAGATTAATTAGTACAGCTAAAGTGACTAAAAATGATTTTGTTGATGGTGTAGATGAAGAGTTAATAGCTTTAGTAGTAAATACTAAATATAAAGGTGAATTAAAAGATTATTTAGATAGCCTACCTAACGGAACAACTCCATCAAATGGAGCTATTGGTATGTATCAATCAGTTATCACTTATGAATCTAATCGTATGCCAAGTGATGTTCCAGCTATGGTTATGTTAAAAGAAGCTATAGCATTGCCAAACTATACAAGTGAGTATGGGGCTGAAAAAGTACCATTCGATGACGCTATAGCACTTGAATTATTCGCATACTCAGGTGGAGAAGCTTTAGTACCTGAAATTATCTTATACGATTGTGATTATACTTATACAGAAGCTAAAATTACACAATTTGCTAGTGGTACAACTTATTACACTTATAATAAAGGTGAATATACAGCTGTTCCATCAAGTGCTACATTCGATAGTGAAGAAACATATTACACTAGAGCGTAGTTAAATAAAAAAATAAAGAGAAGAAAGGAATTAAATTATGAGAAAGTTTTTATGTAAAGAATCAGGAGCTGTTTTATTAGTTAATAGTAAGGAAGTTGCTAAGCAATTTGCAAGAAGTGACGCTTACGAAGAATTAAAAGAAGTAGAAGCTCCTAAAGAAAAAGCTATTAAGGATTATACTAAAAAAGAATTAGTAGCTTATCTTAAAACTCTTGATATTGAAGCTAGTGAAGATATGAAAAAAGATGATTTATTAGCTTTAATTCCTGAGGAATAAAATAATTAGAATTGGAGGGTAATAGAATGAAAGAAGAAGCTAAAAGTAAAATGCTAAAAAGGTTAAAAGATGACCTTAGCGTGAACTTTAAAACTGGGGACGATAGTATATTGTCGGATTTTATTGATGATTATATTTCTATTGCCTCCAACAATTCTAATCGTTCAAAAGACGATGAAAAATTATATCCGTATGTTTATAAGGCTGTTAAATCAGCATATCTTTTACGAGGAGATGAGGGTAGTTCTAGTTCTACTGAGGGAAGTTTATCTACATCTTATGAAGATATAGAAGAAAAACTAGCTCAAAAAGTTAGATCTATTAGGGTGATGAAATGAGGATAAAGAACTTATCCAAAATATACATTTACAAACCTGAAAAAAAACTGATAAAGGGTGATTATACTACTGATTGGTATTATAAAGGTGAAGAAATGTTAAATCCACAGCAAGACATAGACGAATTAAACCGCAATAGTGCTGGTGAAATAGACTATGAAATTGTTAAACTTCGTATTGATAGAAAAGTCGATATAGATAAAGGTGATGGAATATCTTTTAGTCCTTTAGAAGTAGATGATGATAAAAAGGTTAAAAATGATAAAAAACCTTATTATTTAGTTGAAAATAAGCCACAAATAGGTAAAACAACACTTTATACTTTAATTACTAATAACGGAGAATAGTTATGATTGATATAAGTTGGAATAAAGATAATCTTAAAAGTTTTGAAAAGAAGATGGAAACTATAATTAAAAAGCTTCCTGAAACAGCTAAATTAGGTGTTGAAGATTCTTTAAAAAATACTCAAGAAAAAGCTTTGAAAAATAAGCGTGGAAATAAAGATGAGAAACTTATTCCTATTGAAATATTGGATTTTGACAAAGGTAAAGTTGTTGGTAGAGTTTATACTAACAAAGATTTATTTTCTCACGCACCATTTTTGGAATATGGTACAGGAACTAAAGCTGAATTACCACACATAGGACAAACTAAGACCTTTATTCAAAGTGGATATAGATATTGGTTCTTGCCTGTAGAAAAGGTAGATAGACAATTTAGTCCTGAAAGAATAATAGTAATAGATGGGAAACAATTCTATTTAATGTTTGCTACTAAACCATATCCATTTATGCGTCCGGCTTCATTTTCCTCTCGTCAGGAAAATGCTGATTTAGTAAATGAGAGAATAGGAAAAATGTTGATGGAGGTATTAAAGTGAAAGAATTTAAAGTAAGTGAGTTTTACGATATGGTAATAACTATATTAGAAACTATTATGAAACAAGTAGTAGGAGAAAATCCTAATGGAGATAGTAAATTTCCTTGTATAGTAGTACAAGCTCCAATGAGATTAGACGAAGTAAACGGAGAGGAACTACCAATATTATCAAGATTCTCAATTACTTGTGAGGCTTGGACTAAAAAGAAAGCCACCAGTATTGAACTTGCTGATGAAATAGATAGTAAATTAAGAGGATATAATTTTACGAGAACAGGAACACCTATAAACCTTTATGACGAGAACACTAAATGTCATCGTTACGGAGGAAATTATGAGGTGTTTTATAATGCTCTCACAAATAGTTTAGAAAAAGTAAAATAGGTAAAGGAGGAATATATATGACACCTAAAACAGGTACTTTAACTAAAATTTATATAAGTGAAAAGGAATATCCAAGTGAATCCGATTTAACTTTAATTATGTATACTGAGGAAATTCCAGCAATAGAAGATCCAGCAGAAGCTGTGACATATCAAACTACTGATATGGACGGAGAAGAACAAAGTAAAGGTAGTAAAAAAGCAACTACTCCAGCTATCCCAGTTCTTTATAAGAGTGAACAACACGATGAATTAAAGACTAAAGCTGATAGCAATAAAAGTTATTATTTCTTCATTCGTTATCCTGAATCTACTTGTGCTAGTGGAGAAAGTCCTTTAGTTAAATCTTTCTCAGCTCAAATGGATTTAACTGGTGATACTATTACAGCTGGAGATATTATTAAAGATACTTTAACTTTATATAGAAATTCTAGTGTAAAAGAAAGTCACGGATTACCAGTAGCTCCAACTCAATCAGGTAGCTAATAGGTGATAAATAATGGCTAAATTTAAAAATAAGGAAACTGGTCGTGTTTGGGATATTACCAATGTGGAACATCTTAAACACTTCCGTTCTAATCCTAGATTTGAAGAAATAAAAGAAAAAACAAGTAGTAAGGAAACTAAAAAGGTAGAAAAAGCTACTAATAAAAAATAAAAATAAAGGAAAGAGGTTTTATTATGATTTTAAAAGTAAAAGATAAAGAATATTCATTTACAGCAACTATGAAAAAAATAGTTTCTATGAATAAAAAATTAAAGGTTAAAAATTTAAGGGACGCTTTTTTTAAGGCTTTAAACGATGTAGATTTTGAGTTCTTAGCTGACGCTCTTTTAAGCTTTGCTGATGACGAAACAAAGAAAGAATTAAATAACGATTCTAACAAAGTTTATGATATGATGGAAGCTTATGTTAATGAGAATGAAACTGATTATGAAGCTATATATAAATTACTAGCTGAGGAGATAAATGATAAAAGTTTTTTCGGCAAAAAGATGACGGAGGAAGAAATAAAGGCTCAAATGGACAATCCGCTAGCCAGCTTCGACATCAATCAAGTAATTACCAATACAGCGGAAAAAGTAATGGGAGAAGTAGTAGCGGAAGAGTTCAAAGGATACAAAGGCTAGATTATATAGATCTAATATATGATTTAGAACCTTTAGCTTATAGATTTGGAATGAAACCTCACGAGTTTTGGGATTCTATTTATAGAGAAGTAGCTTTGTATGTAGAATCTCGTTCTCTCCAATATGAGCAAGAAATTAAATCACGAATCTTGTTAGCTGAAAATTTGGGTAATAAAATGATAGGTTCAGGTATGACAGCTAAAAATCCTAAAAATGTAAATCTTATTAAAGAAATTTATCCGGATTTATTTAAAGAGGAATTAGCAAGACAAAGTGTATTTGAAAGAAAAGCAAGTGAGGGAGAGGAATTAGTCAATTTAATGTTAGAATTGACGGAAGAGTTGAGGCAAGAAACGAAAGGAAAAGAATAATAAGGAATCACACAAAGGAATGGTGGTGATGACTTATTACAATAGAAGAATTAGAAATAATTATAAGGGCTAATATTACTGACGCTATGAGCGGTATTAAAAAAATAACTGATGAAGTTAAATCAGCTGTAGCTAAGAGTGTTGAGCCTATGAAAAATCTAACTACTCAAGCAAAAGATATGGCTAGTAAAAGTGCTTCTAGCGTATCACAAATGAAAGCTCAAATGAAAGGATATAGTAATTCTATTCAAGAAACAGCTAAGCAACAAGATTATTTAAAGACTAAAATTGATGATTTAAAAGATTTATTAGCTAAAGCTGATATGGGTTTTGAAGTTGGAGATACAATGAAGATTGAAGCTGATATTGAAAGACTTGAAAATAGACTTAGAAAGTTGCAAAGTCAAGGTCAAAACACAGGTAAAGAAATTTCTAGTGCTTTTGATAAGATAAAAGCTAAGATCAAGTCAGCTGGGACACATCTAGCGGGGCTAGGTGGTAAGTTTAAGAATGTTTTATCAGGAAGCAAGAATCTAGGTAAAACATTTACATCTACCTTTAATAATGGAATAAAATCCATAAAAAGATTTGCTATGGGATTACTAAGCGTTAGAACAGCGGTTAGTATGGTTAGTAAAGCTATGCAATCATATTTAAGTTATGATACACAATTAAGCAATTCTATTCAAAATTGTTGGAATGTTCTAGGAAGTCTATTAGCACCAATATTAGAGTTTGTTATTAGTTTATTTTCAAAAGCTGTAAGCTATGTAAATGCTTTTGTTGAAGCTCTTACAGGAATAAATCTTGTTGCAAGAGCTAATAAAAAAGCCTTGGATAGTCAAGCTAAATCAACTAAAAAATTAAGTGATACTCAATCTAGTTTAGATGAGTTCCATACTGTCAGCACCGATACTGGATCAGGTAATGACAACAAGCCTATAACTGTAGAGCCTGTAGATATGGATAAACTTGATTTTCTTTTTGATTGGATTGATAAAGCTAAAAAATTATTAGCTACTTTATTTGATCCAATAAAAGAAGCTTGGGATAACAAAGGTAAAGCTTTTATAGATAGTTTAAAAAATGCTTTTGAGGGTATAAAAAGTCTAGGAATAGCTGTATTTAGTTCTATATTTGAAGTATGGACTAATGGTACAGGACAAAAAATAGTCGAAAATATCTTAGAAATGTGGACTAATGTATTCAATATTGTTGGAGCTTTATCTCAGGCTCTAGCTAATGCTTGGAATAACGCTGGAAATGGAACAGCAATAATTCAAGCTATAGCTGATATATTTATAGGCATACAAGATATTGTTAATAGTATAGCTAATTCTTTATTGAATTGGGTTATGAGTGATAATTTCCAAAGTGCTTTAAATGTAGTATTAGGTATTTTAGCTGATTTATTTGGATATGCTCAAGAAATTATGGCTTGGGTAGTGACAATGTATGAAACTTATTTAGCTCCAGTAGTTGATAAAGTTTTAGATTGTATATCAAGAATAATTATAGCTATTGGCTCAGTATGGGAGTTCTTAAAACCAATAATAGATACAATTATCGATGTAATTATGAATGTACTAGAACCTGTTATTGATGGCTTGTGCGGAATAATAGGTGGTATCATTGACGCACTAAGTGGCGTAATGGACTTTATTACAGGAGTATTTACTGGTGATTGGAGTAAAGCTTGGGAGGGCTTAAAAACTTTCTTAGGTGGAATAATAGACGCTGTAGCTTCTTTATTCACTGGTTTATTTAATACTATAAGAGCAATATTTAAAGGTGCTTGGGATATTATAGTGTCTATATGGTCAGTAGTAAGCACTTGGTTTAATAATGCTGTTATTAAGCCTTTAGCTAATCTATTTAATGGTATATGGAATACTATGAAGAATGGAGCTCAAAACGCTTGGAATGGTATTAAAAATATCTTCTCATCAGTGGCAACATTCTTTAAAAACATATTTGGTAATGCTTGGAATGGTGTAAAAAATATATTCTCTAGTGGCGGAAGAATCTTTAGTGGTATTAAAGATGGTATATTCAATGCGTTTAGGTCAGTAGTTAATACTTTAATAGCTGGTATAAACAAAGTTGTTTCTATACCATTTAATGCAATAAATGGAGCTTTAAAGACTGTCAGGGATATATCATTCTTAGGGATAGAACCATTTAAAGGATTGATAAAACTTGTAAATGTTCCACAAATACCTAGCCTAGAAACCGGAGGCGTACTAGATAAAGAAACTATAGTAAGGGTTGCTGAATATTCTAATGCAAGATCCAATCCGGAAATTGTATCTCCAAGAGATATGATGAAAGAAACTATGAAAGAAGCTCTTGAAGAATCTAATATGAATAATACTTCTCAAAAGGTAGATGTAAATATTACTGGAAAATTAACCGCTGATGGTGATGATTTAGTATATGTTTATGATAAAAATAAGAAAGACAAAGGTTATGATGGTGGAAAAAATCCATCATTTGCTTATTAAGGAGGGATAACTAATGATAAAAAAAGGTAAAAATCCATTGTTTTTATTTAATGGTGAAGCTCTTCCTAGTAATCCTCAAGTAGGATATTTAGAAGAAAATGAGCAATTAGTAAAAGGTACTCGTAATACTAGAGGACAAACAATAGCTCAACCTATAAATAGGAGAATAAATAAGTTTAATAACATAGTCTTTCCTATTTTAACTTTAGAAGATTATAATTGGTTGAAAAAGAAAGTAGCTAATTTTGAAGTTCTTTTAACTTATTATGATAGTGATGAACTTGATGTTGTTATTCGTAGGTTTTATTTTGGAAATTTGAGTGGTGAACCTAGTAAATGGGAAAACTATCAGTCAGTACAAAAACCTATTGAATATAAAAATGTTAAAGTAAACATTATTGATATGGGGTATTAGATTATGGCAAGTAAAAATATGATTGAACAACTTAAAAAACCTAAGAGAAATCTTGGGTTTTTGAAAGTTAAATTTAATATAGTGGATCCGGAAACTAATCCGGACTTATCAAGTAATAGTGAAGAGATATTTAGTGACTTAGATAATATCAAAGAAACAACAATACCTCAATCTAAAAATTATGCTACACTTGAAAAAAACTTTTGGCTTCTTAATGATAGTCAGCCAATATATGGTAGTGAAGAACTTGAACAAACTTATGTGAGTTCTTATATGAGTGATAAAAATTGTTTGTTTAGTGATAAAGCTTGTATAACTCTTACATCAAGCGTTTACTTAACTACTTTAGGACTTACAATGGTTTTTGATAGTATTGATAAAAACTATGCAAAAAAACTAAAGGTAAAAGCATATAGAGATAGCACTATGATTATGGATAAAGATTATACTTTGAGTAGTTATAGTGATAGATTAATTTTTGCTGATAATGAAGAGTTAGTTAGATGGAATAAAATTGAAATATATTTTATAGAATCTAGTTTACCTTATAGGAGAATAAGAGTAAATCAATTACTATTTGGTATTATGGAAACATATACCGATGAGAACTTAATTAGTGCTGAAAGTAAAGAAAAAACAACAATGATAAACTCGGAGCTTCCTACTCATACATTTAAGTTTACTATTGATAATATGAATAAATTGTTTAATCCTGATAATCCGCAAGGCTGGTATAGATATATATTACAGCAACAACCTATTTCTTACGAATGGGGCTATCAATTAGATGATGGAACTATTGAATGGATATTAGGTGGAAAAATGCTTCTTACTGGTTCGGTAGAGGTTGGAGAAAATCAAGTATCATTTAGTACGACTTCACTTATCAATTATCTTACTAAAGTATATAAAAAAGGGGTGTATAATTCTAGTGGTAGAAGTTTGTATGATTTGGCGGTAGATGTATTAGAAGATAGTAATATAGATAGTAGCCAATATAATTTATGGAGTGGCTTAAAGTCTATTAAGACTGACGCACCTTTACCTAAATTAGAAGCTAGACAATTACTTCAAATAATAGCAACTACTGGAAATTGTATTTTATTTACTAATAGAGAGAATGTTATAAATATTCAACCTTTTAACTATGTATTAAATCCTGATGGAATGAGTTATGATTTTATTACTAGCAATCCTGTAGTTAAAGTACAAAGTGAGCTACATAATACTATCATATATATAAATCATTATTCTAAGGAAGATAATGTAAGTGAATTGTTTAAAAATGAATCTTTAGAGATAACAGGGACAAAGACTATTGAAATAGAATATGACTTAGCAACTGACATATCAGCTACTATAACAGGTGGAACTATAGTTAATGCTAATTATTATGGTAGATATGCAATATTAAAAATTACTAATACTGGTGAAGATACAATATCTTTAAAAGTGTCAGGTAAGAAAATAAATAATAGTCAAACAATAGATTCAAAACAATTTAATGATGATGGTGAGAATATTGAATATAAAAATGATTTGATTACTCAAATGCTTGAAAGCTCAAAAGAAACTAAATTAAAAGACTTTATAGGAAACTGGTACAACAATAGAAATATTTACTCTTTTGAAAATAGAGGAGATATTGTAAAAGATACTAGAGAGATTATTCCTATAGAAACTGACTTTAGTAATAGTTTAATTGGGTATTTAGTAGAAAACAATATAAACTATGATGGAGCTTGGTCTGGTAATAGTGTAGTAGTAAAAGTAGGTGATAACTAATGGCGTGGATAGATCCTATATATGATAGAACACAAGCTGATGTTGATTTAATAAAATTAGATCCAACTAATAGCAATAATAAAGGTGCTTATAATTATACTGACTTAAATAGAATAGAAAGTAATTGTGAATATATAATGAATCTACTAAATAATAGTGATTTATTTTATTATCCAATCAATATAGAAGTAAAAACTGATTGGAATGTTAAAGACATACCTCACATTAAAGATATAAATAGAATAAGACAAAATATTCTAACTTTAAAAAATGGTATGAATCTAGGTGAAGAATATAAAGAAATAGAATTTAGTAAAACAATGGATTATATTAAAGCTAATATTCTTGAAAAAGATTTAACTTTAATAAAAGGTATTATTGATTCTTGTATGAGAGAATTAAGAAAGTGTAATACTTTCTATTGTGGAGCTAATGGTATTGGCTTTTTTGCTAAGCCTGATAATCAAGAGCCTGTCGGCTTTGTAAAAATAAAACAATATGCAGGTTTGATATATTGTGGAGAGGAGTTTAGTTTATGAAACAATATAATAAAACGAATTGGAAAGATAGAATAGTTCAATTTCCTAATAGATATAAAGACCAAGATAACAATATTATAACTTTAACTCAAGATCCGGGTGAGGTTGCTCAAGATGGAACTCTTGTAGAAGCTGAGAAGATGAATAATATTGAAAATGGAATTGAAGAATCATTTAAAAATAGAGATTTTGGATATTCTACTACTTTACTCGTGGCTAACTGGACTAAAAACTCTAGTACAGGATACTACGAATATGATATAATAAATGAGGACATTACAGCTCAAACTATTGTTGATGGAATGTTGGATATTGAAAATCAAGCTAAACTAAATATTGCTTATACTTTATCTTATACAGGTGGATTTAAAGTAATAACTACTGAATTACCTAATGAAGATATAGATATAACTTTCAAATATTCATTGTTGAATAGTGATGATGAAAATTTAGTAGCAAGAGGAACAATAAATGTTAGTGCTATTGATACTAAAAATATAAATAAAATATATGGTATTAAAAGGTCATTAACTACATCGTCATCAGCTTGGGAGAGAATAAAAGACGCTGTGGGACTTGTAGCTAACGCTCAAGTAGGAACAACGCCTGTAAGAAATGATTTTGATGAAATTTATCCGTGGAGTGATATAATTTCGTACAATTATGATATAACAGCTAAGCAAATAACCGCCTATTATGGTGATCCAACCTTTAAATTTGATGGTTCAAATGGTGATGTATTTACCAAGATACCTGAATTTTATTGGAAAAGATATAGAGATGAAAATTATGAATATATTTTAATCTCAAAAAATAAATTAGCTGGTTATATTAAAAGTGAAGAGTTTTCGGTTGGTAGATATACTATGTCAGGTAGTGAATCAAGAGTTTATAGTAGAAGTGGATACGCACCATTCACAAATAAAACTATTACAAACTTTAGAAGTTATGCAAGAAGTTTAGGAGCTGGATTCGGTCAAATGGACTGGCACTATTTTATCTTACAAATGCTTTACTTAGTAGAATATGCTGACTATAATAGTCAATCTAAACTTGGTTTAGGTTATACTAATAGCTCTCACACAGCACCAATAAATAGTGGTGGTTGTGATGTACTGGGTATGAAGTCAGGAAGCAAAGACGGAACTGATAATACTTCTATGATTTATAGAGGTATTGAAGATATATTCGGTAATATATGGCAATTTGTTGATGGAATCAATATTAAAGATAGAAAAGCTTATATTTGCTATGATTCTAATAAATATGCTGTAGATACATTTAGTGGTAGTTATAAAGCTTTAGGTTATACTAATGCAACCGCTAATGGATTTGCTTCTAAGCTAGGATATGATTCCGCTAATCCTATGGTAGCGTTAGCTACTGAATCAACTGGAAGTAGTGATACTAATATGTGTGATTATTATTACCAATCTGAGGGAGATAGAATTGCTCTTGTCGGCTGGGGGT